TCAGCCATACTTCTATCAAAAGCACCTTCATTCCAAGTAGCTTCAGCAACTAATCTTGCAGATATTTCTCCTGCTGTAAGTGGTATTGATATGCCGTTTATTATCTTATGTTCCATATGTTCTCCTATTTTATATTAATTAATTCCGTACATCAAGATATTTCCTGCGTCTATATTGCCTGATGCAAACTGAAATTTAATGTTTGTTAATGCGGAAGTGGTGTTAAAATATCCAGCAATAAATTTCCTAGATGTGTAGTTATGATATTGGTAGTCATTACCATCAGCTATAAAGTGTTTTACATAAGTAGTTGAACTAGGATTAAATAAATTTAAATGTCCACTAAAAGATTGGTCGCTATCATTACCAGTTGCGTTAGATAATAATTGAAAACTTGTGCTTTGAGCCAAATCAGCACTACCATCGTACTCTAAAGAAGTTCCAGAATCAGCTTCATCATGCCATGCTTGAAATAAAGTAGTTGTGGCTGTAACACCATAAGTAGAACCACTGTCTATACTTGTTTGAAATTGGAAAGATGTTATGTCAGTTTGAGGGTGCATATTCACAAAATAGAATTGATACTCCTTATAGTCCCCTAAAGTAAATTCTATAGAAGCAGAAGCACTAGCAGTTGCACTAGATACTAATACCATACTCCCACCTATATTATAAGAGCCATTATCAAATGTTGTTACTCCATTGCTAATTAATCCCATTATTTAACTCCATATAGTTTAATGATACCATCATCTATGTTTCCACTACTCATTTTAAATTGAATTGCATTTACTGCACTTGTAGTATTTCCATATCCAGCAACAAATGGGTTTAGTGTATAATTTTGACTGTGACTATAATTTATAGTTGCTATAAAATGTTTTACAAAAGTTGTTGAACTTGGGGAAAACAAAGACATTGAACCATTTAATGATTGGTCTGCATCTGCACCAAGATAAGGGTCAGACAAAGGTTGAAATGCAGTAGATTGTGCTAAGTCTTGATTGCCAAAATAACCTAAAAGTGTAGCAGTATCATCTTCACTATGATAGGCAGAAAACATTGTAGTTGTTTTAGTAACGTTATAATTACTCCCATTATCAGTAGATAAATTGAATTGAAAGAGATTAGAATTTACGCCGTCATTTTGTGGGTGAATATTAATAAACTTAAATACATAAGAACTATAAGTATCATCTAGCACTACTCCATCTGTACCATCTACAAAGGATATACTTGCTGATGCACTGGCTGTAATAGATTTAATTAAAGTAAGACTACCAGTAGGTATAGCTGGATCAAAAATGCCATTGTCTATTATAGTTGTTCCGTTTGATACTACTGCCATGTTAATTTTTTATTCCATAAAGTTTGATTTGACCAGCATCTATGTTTCCTGATGAAAACTTAAATTGAATTGCATTAACAGCAGATGTTGTATTAAAATATCCAGCAGTAAATCTATTAATGGATATAGGTAAACCGGCTCTATAATTTCCTTGAGTGTTAGCTATAAAATGTTTAACATAAGTTGTTGAACTTGGGTTGTATAATGTTAAAGTTCCACCTACATTGTCATCAGCACCATTACCACAAGAGCCAGATATTGGTTGAAATGCTGTGCTTTGTGCTAAATCTAAATGAGCGTGATAACCTAAGAAAGTTGCACTATCATCTTCAAAATGATAAGCCTCAAAAACTGTAGTTGTCAAAGTTACTCCATATGTAGAGCCATTATTAGTAGAGGCTTGAAAAGAAACAGGTTGGTCGTCAGTTTGAGGGTGGCAATTAATAAACTCAAACTTATAAACCAAATAATCTGAATTAATGTAGGTGCTATTAAAAGATAATGAAGCACTTGCACTTGCAGTAGCCGTAGATAATAATACTTGACTACCAGCACTCGCAACTAAAGCACCATTATCAAACATGGTAGTTCCACTAGAGATAAAACCCATGCTTAAATCTCCTCTAGTTTGAATTTGTATTTTTTTCCTGATTTGTTGTTAAGGATAAATAAATCTTCTGAACCCTCTTGAATAGTCCAATTTCCTTTTGTTCCATCAACAGAGTTACCTTCGGATTTAGATTCATTGGATAGGTGTAAATCTCCTGTGTAGATATTTCTCCAAACAAAAGATGTAGCACCTAGATCGTAGGTGTCTGTTGTGTCAGGTAAAATGTTTGAATCTACTGCTGTTAAATCAGAGGCAACATCTCCAAAAGATAAACCGCCTGATCCATCTGTTATTAATGCTTGTCCAACAGTCCCGTCTGATGGGGGAAGTTCAAAAGTTAAATCAGTAGCAACACTAGCTGGTGCTTTTAATCCAATATAATTAGTTCCATTAGCAGTGGTTTCTCTAAATCTAACTTCTTTTTGATTATCTATAATTAAATTAACTGTTGATGTTGAAATTGAATCTGTAAGAGTTAAAACTGTTCCTGTTGCTGTGCTTGAAAGTCCTGTAATGGAAACTGTATTGTCTAACCAATTAACTGTATTAGCTGTGTAGTCTATAGTTGCTAAAGATATATCGTCAGTTCCATCAAAGAATTTTAAAGTAGGAGTAGTTGCAGAAGTTGTGTCTAGCCAAATTGTTCCAGCAACGGCTGATGATGGTCTTGAAGTTCCTGACTGGTTTGTGTTTAATGCAGTAATAGCATTATTTAAATCTGTACGAAATGTTGGAAAACTTTGATTCTCAATACTTAGGTCTGCTTGTGCCATAAATTAATATCCTTTAGAAATATAGTCAAAGGTTTTTGTTATTCCTATATCACTACTGTTTTTAAAAGCAATATCAAAACCACTGACTGTCTTATTTGTTAATAGGTAATAATCACCTGTAGATAAACCTTGTGCAGTAATACCTACTGCGTAATTACTTGAATAGTATGGATTTGTAAAGACAATAGAATAAACTCCTGATCCTGAAGCTATGTCGTTATTACTAAATATTCTATCCGGCATATCCACAGTAACGCTTACTGTTTGAACTACTGGTGTAGAAGCCAAATCTAAAGAAGACAAAACCAATCTAAATTTTAAGTATCTGGCATTGTAATCTCCCACCACAAAATTTCTAAATGAAGTGTAAGTTATATTATCAGTTGAAGTAGCCAATTCTAAATGTGAATCACAATTAGATGGTGTATCTCCGTCAAAGTTAGAACCCTGATCTTCAAATAATCCAACTCTATTATCAAACAAGTCATCTATGTTATCAACGCTTTGAGTAATAGAAGCTGTTACTCTTGATTTGTAGGTTGCACCAAGATCAATAATACTTGCAAAATCATAATGCCCCGTAGCATACAAATCGTTAGCTGTTAATCCTGATTCAAATAAGTCTGTACCATCGTCAAACAATCCAACTGCTGAATCAAATAATTCTGAAGAACCTAATCTTAGGTAATTACTATCATTAAGAATAACATTAGTTTTTGTTCCTGAAAAAGTTGGAGATTCTGTTTGGGTTACAATAGTATTTAAGTCTGTGTCTATCGTATTAGTAATAATTGCTTCATTGGTACTAAAGTTTCCTAGCTTATCAACTGCTTTAATTAGATAACTACCTAAACGAGCAGGAACAGTTACTGAGGTGGCTGGTCGTGCAATTTTATTAACTAAATTAACTGAGTTCTGCCATTCAGCACCATTAGTAGCAGTAGAGTATCTCACTTGATAATAGGCAAGATCAAGGTCAGCTACGGCAGACCAACTTAAATGAGCATCTCCATTAATTACATTGCATGAAAAATCTTCAACATCTGCTGGTGGTGCAATCGCACCAATAATAGTTCTGGTGGCAGAAGCATAAGTAGATGAGATTCCTAATGTGTTTATAGCCTTAACTCTTACATTGTAAATTTCTTGGTCAATAACATTTAACACTCTGTGATTTAATCCACTACCTTGTGAATAGATAATATAATCTGTTTCAGAATTTTTCTTATATTCCACTTGGTAATAATCAACAAAAAAATCAGGACTTGCACCTATTAAAATATCTAATGCTACTATGACAGTACCATCGTTGTAGGCAATTAATTGGTCAGACAATGTAACGGAAGCTGGTGGTTGGACAGTAAATGGGTTTGGTAAAACTGTATCAGCTATAGTTGGTGCTTGTGATTTAGAACTCCAAGTATAAAAATTATCTTGATGTTCAATAAGTTTTAAACCAACTGTGTTATTAGTATTTATTGATAGTCCATAAACCCTAAAAGGCTTGGCACTAAAACCACCAGTGGAGTAAGTTATATCTACAATATCCCCTATAGTTAAATTTAAAGCCTCAGAGGTTACCAAGACTTCTATTGATAAAGCATTTCTTGATCTCTTTAAAACAATTTCACAAAGTTCTTCAGCTTGATAAGGACTGGTTATAAATTTAAAATCAAAGTTACCTTCTAATAAAGTTCCATTATCTTGTGCCAACATAGTTGCGTGTTGGTCTGCTGTTGGTAAAGCTGAATCATCATAAGGTGGAAATGATATTGTATCTGATTGCCATTCTTTTAATGGATTAACAAATGTTCCAATTATTCTATTATACTTCGTATTTTTTTTTTCTCCATATATTTTAATACCACCAATAATATTATCAGAGTTTAAACTAAATACAGAACTATTGGCATCTTCTATAATTAGAAAATATTTACCTTGAGTATAATTAAATATTGCTCTCATTGGATTTAATAATTCTCTTACATTATCAATAACTTTATCCTCTGT